CGGTGGTCGCCGTATCATTGTACTGCCTACAATTATAATAGCATTAGTTTGCCTAGCATTAATGGTAACTTGTAAAGGTAAAAAGCAACCGCCTAAAGTACCGCCTAGCGTGTTTGATTATAGTATTGATAGCATTAAAACAACTATCAACAAGGATAGTTTGATAATTGATAGTTTAATGAAATTGCGCCCAAAGGTTATTGTAAAGTATAAAACTAAATACGATACAATCTATAAACAAGCCCCTGATACTTGCAAAATGTATTTAGAGCAATTAAACGCTGAATGCTTAAAATTAGATAGCTTCAATATGGGCATTATAACAAGGCAAGAAACGCAATTAATAAGTTATAGTGAACTTGTTGGAACTATGTCTGAGCAGTCAAATATGTACGTTTTAAGGCATACTAAAGATAGTTTATTAATTACTAAGTTAGATAAGAAATTAAAACGAACTCGCAAGGTAGGCATTGCAGCTTTTGGTTTGGGTTTTGTTGGAGGGTTGTTGATTAGATGAATGTAGTTAGCTTGTTCAACGGAATGAACACAGGCCGTCAAGCCTTAGAGAATATCGGTATAAAAGTTGATAAATATTATTCAAGCGAAATAAAACCATACGCTATTGAATTAACACAATATCACTTTCCTGATACTATTCAAGTTGGTGATGTAACCAAATGGCGAGATTGGGATATTGATTGGCAAAGTATTGATTTAGTTTTAAGCGGATCACCTTGTCAAGATTTATCTGCAGCTGGTAAACGTGCAGGAATAAATGGTAGTAAAAGCAGTTTATTTTTTGTGTTTGTTGACATACTTAATCATATTAAATCACTCAATCCAAATGTATTATTTCTGCAAGAGAATGTAGGTAGTGCTTCAAAGTTGGATGTTGGAATTATGAGCCGAGCGTTGGGAGTTTACCCTTGTCGTATTAATAGCAGTTTACTAACCGCCCAATTAAGAGATAGATACTATTGGAGTAACATACAAACTAAAGAAACTATGTTTGATTTGGTTACTGATATTCCACAACCAATTGATAAGGGTATAATGTTTAAAGATATTATTACAAGTGGTGATGTTAATAGAGAAAAAAGTAAATGTCTTTTGTCAGGGTTGTATAATTCATTTTGTTATAAAAATGAAAAATCAAAAGAGGCTCAACATTATTTGATTAATAGAGAAAAATTTGGAACTTTATTGATTTACGAAGAAAACAATGAATTAAGATGCAAAACAAACACCGCAAAAGGTTATGACATAGTAACTGAAAATGATTGTTTAGATTTATCATTCCCTACTTCAACAACTCGCAGAGCAAGAGTTACTAAAGGTAAAAGTCCATGTATAATGGAATCAAATAATAACCTTTATTCATACAAAGATGGAATTGTTAGAACAGTAAACCAAATTGAAATGGAACGCTTACAAGGTTTCCCTGATGGATATACTTCAATACTATCTAAAGCTAAAGCTGGCAGTTTACTTGGTGATGATTGGACTTTGCCAATAATAGAACACATCTTTAGTTTCATAAAAAAAAGGTAGGACATGAAACCTACCTAATTTATACAAACAATATGCAAATATAATAAAATTATGACACCAAAAGAAAAAGCACACGATTTAATATGTAATTTTTACTTTGCATTACCAAATAATGGATTGTCAGATTCAGGTATTAACTCAACAAGCAAAAGATGGAAGGAAGCTAAACAATGTGCTATTATAGCAGTTGATGAAATATTGGAATTAACAGGCGGACACATTAATCAGTTTTATCAAAATGTTAAAACCGAATTAACTAATTTTTAGATTTCAAACCGCTGTAAGTAGTCATGCCAAATAAGGCAGCTACAAAACCATAATCAATAATTAACACTTCACCCAACATACTTAAGTCACCCATACTAAGCCATTTAACGTGTGCAGCTACTATACACGCAATAATTGTAAAGGCTGTTAATTTGCGTGAACTAAAGCCAGCGTTGCCCATTTTAAAGCTATCTAATATATCTTTCATTTTACTATTGTTATGAATATTCTTTGCCCTTGCTTTTTAGCTGATTCAATCTTAGCGTAAAGTTTATTAGTGGCAATAGTGCTTTCAGTAATTCGGTTGCTTAATTTGCGAGTTCCGCAGAGCAAACAGCCCAAACTGTCCAATTCGGAATTTCCGCTGTGGATGCGAATTCCGCTCCAACCGATTACGTTTAATAATATAGGCATCATTTTTTTAAAGCGTGCCGACATAGTCCAATCAACTTCGTAGCGTCCGTAAGGTATTGCAGTTTTGCCATAAACTTTAGTGCCGGCAATTTTTTCTAATGACATCGTATCACTCAATCCTCTATCTTTATCCTCTAATATGTAGCATTCAAATTTACCATCAATAGTTAAAGTTCCTATTGTTGAAATGTCCGTAAAGATTTCCCTTTTTAATTGTAATTCCATATCTTTAAATAAATAGTTAAAACGTCTTTCAGTCATTAAAATGTATGATCTATTATTTTAGTTTCATTTGGTAAAATTGCTTGCTTAGGCTCATAAACAAAATTAGTTTCTTTGCTTTTTTCATCGCAACAATCGGCTTTAATTTCCTCAATCTGATATTGCAAATGTTCTATCTCGTAATGTTTTTCGGTGTATAATTCTCTTATATCCGATTTGATTAAAAAATAGTTAGCAACTAAGCCACCAGCAAATGTTAGCAATTTAATTTTATTTTCTAAAGATGCAAGTTCTCTCATAATAAAGGTGGCGTTGGTTTTGGTTCGTAAATAATTAATGGTAAATCTTTAACCCAAATAAATTCTTCATTCGTGCAATTAGCCATTTCCTCAACTGATATTATCCAATTATCGTTTAAATCTTGGATAGGATTAAAGTAACAGTCTGGCGCATACCATTGCACTAATAAACTATCTTTTTGTTCTACTGTTAATAAGCCAACGTATAAATCCCATTGCGCTTGTTTTATATCTGTTAGTTTCATAATTATACTTGTCTTCCTAAAGTTGTGTTAAAAGTTTGTACTGCATTGTAAAAAGCTAATGCTTCAGCATCGGTTAAACCGTTTCCAATTGATGCAAAGGCACATTGGTGATTTGAATAAGCAAATGGATTTGAACTAATATTATCTCTATAATTTGATGCGCCAATAAGTATGCTATTTTGCGGCAAAGTATTAAATACTGAAGTTGCAACAACTGTATTGGTTTGTTTTAAAATATTATTTTGATACATCTTTAAAGAGTTATTTGCAGCTCTAGAAACAACAAACATACCACTAGCATTTGTTTGAGAATATGCTATTCTGTTTGTATCATCATTAGATAAGTACCCAATTGCATTACCATCTGTCGGTCTGCCAGCAACAAGAAAGTTAACTGCTGTAATAGTTGCATTATTAGTCCAAAAAGCACCCATATCTACATTACCTACATTTGCACTTGTCCTTGAATAATAACTTAAATGATTATTTGTATTTGCAAAAGCTGTTGAAGGTATTAAGAAAGTATCTGCAAAAGCATTAGTTCCATTTGGTAAATACCCGTTTGCGCTAAACGTGCCTCCGCCGCTGAACACTAATCTATAAGCGGCGTTGAGGTCGCGCGCATCTTTTAAATTCCATTTCTGGCTACTTGCTGTATTTCCCACGAAAGGATAAGCAGCTTTAATTTTAGTCCAAATGTTAGCACTTTTTAAATTAACTACTAAGGTATTAACAGCAGTAGCTTCCGTACCACTTATTCCACTAGCAGTTATAAACGCTTGAGCATCGGCATCCGTTGGTACAGTGCCATTCCTACGCTTAATTGCAAACGGACTTATTGCTTTGCCTATTATCATTTTAGTATAATATTACTGAGCCACTTGTTAAAGTAATTGCGCTAATCTTAGTTCCGTAAGGTGCTACGTGTAATTCACCAGCTAATAAACTAACTGCACTAATTCCTAAGGTTGTCAATAGATTTGATGTTGCACCGGTTGTTAAATCAGTACCCGTTAGCGTTGCTATAACCGTTGCTTCACGAATATAAATTTGTGAAAAATTGATTGCAGTAACCGCTCCCGTTCCTGTAACTGTTCTTGAACCATTTAAACCGCCTATGCGGTTAATCATTGTATCGTTTATTTCTTGTGCCATTTTGTTATTTATTTATATTAATTAATTATTTCTTTTGTCCATTCAGGCCTTTGTAATATTTCTAAAATTTCCTCGTAAGTATATGGTCCACTTTTAGTCTTTAAATTTTCTACTGATTTTGGCATTTCAATTGAATCCCATTTTACAAAAGTTTTAGTCCCATCAATAGACTTTCTAACTGTTTCTATTGAAGTTTCCATTACTTCAGTAAAATCAATACTTGTAAGTTCAGTACAATCAAATATCATAAATTCTTTTGCTATCATAATCCAAATCTATTTTTTAAAGCATTATAGTTCTGAAGAACTTCTTGAACCGATAGTGCTTTATTGTAATAACAAACACCCGATACTCTTATATTTGAAAAATAACTACCTGTTCCTTGCGAACCAATAGTTCTAAATAAGGACGGTAAGATTGATGTACCCGTCATAATCCCAATGTTAACACCATTTATATACACAGTAACAGTATTTCCATTTCTTGTGTGTACTATATTATACCATGTATTTGCATTTAGTCCAGCGTTGTACTGTAAGATACGAAAAACATCACCAGTACCAACATAAAAGTTTTTTGTTGGGAAATCATAATATAAATTGTACCTGTTAGGTAAGTTTGCACCTAAAACAACAAACGCCTCGCTAGAATTAGCCGCCCTAACATAATTAACCCACACACCCCAAGAACACACCGTTCCTAAATCTAATGAAGAATGTATAACATAATCATTAGTGCCATCAAAAACAATACTACCACCATTAGCACTATTAAAAGTTGGTCCATTTGTTAAAGTTCCATTGTTTGAATTACCACTAATATCAAACCAATTAACACCACTACCTGAATAGGAACTTGGATTACCAGCATCTAAATTTAAAACCAAATTAGTTGTTACTATACTTGGAACTTTAGGCATCATTGATATAAGTGTACTATAATTCATTTTTTATGATTGTTGTGAAACTCCTATGCAGTCCCATTTAGTATCTGTTGCGTTATAAATAAATCCTAAATAAACTATTTTACTAATAACAGTTGTTGTTGGCAAAGTTACTCCTATTGCACGATATTCCGTTCCGTAAGCTATTGTGCGAGCAGTACCATTATCTTTAATTCTAATAATTAATGACTTGCCGTCTATAGATATACCTGTTGGGTTTGCTAAAGTTAAACCAACCGCTTGCGCTGTAATAACGACTTCGTCATTTGTTGTAGTTGGTGTTACAGTTGCGGCACTTGTTACACTTTGAACATTTGGTGTAGTTGTTGGAGTTACTGTTAAAGGTAAAGGAACTAAAGAACGTACTGGAGTAGAACCTCCAAATTGAAAATCATAAGTAGGATTAGAACCACCAGCTACTCTACTTCCATAAAACTTTAAAACAATTCTATCAGTTGATAAAAATGTTCCATCATTCCATAATGCAGTTGCTGAAAATTGAGCATAAACACCATTAAAAACAGGAGGAGTACTTCCCGAAGTAGCAATTAAAGTTTCAGTTCCTGCACTATCTCTTTTATAAACTTCAAAATAAAATTCAGCATCTCCTGTTCCTGATGTCCTTCTAATATTTCCGATTGTAGAAATATTAATAACACCAGGATTACCAACTATTACATTTGTTGAGGTAATTAAACTTGAAATAAATTGATTAGTAGTTGTTATTGAGCCTGTGCTTACATCTACTGCAACTGTGTTATAACTTGGGTCTGTTATGCTACTTACTAATTTAACATAAGTAGGAATGTCACTTGCAGCCGTTGTAGCATATAAAATAAGATTAGAAGGCAAATCATTTAAAGAAATAAATTTATTACCGTCATCACCGTCATTTATTAAGTCAGAAGTCTTTGTTATTGAACTGCCAGCACCTAAAAAAGCTAAAGCACTAAGTTGAGTAGTTCCGTCACCAATTTTATAAGTGCCTGTTTGTTGCAGGTAAACCATTTGACCTGCTAACAATACCAAAGTAGCGTTGTTTGTAAACCATGCGCTATCTTTATAACCTAATCTTATATCTACATTTGCCATCTAAACTATTGGATCTATTATTGTTGCAGTATTGCTGTTTATTGTATCTATAATTTGTTGTAATACCTCAACGGTATAAGTACCCGAAGTGGTAAATGTTTGTAAAGTATTGCCCGACTGGTCTTGTATCAATACTTGAAAATTACCAACTATTTGATTAATCGTGCCACCTACATAAATATAATTATTGTCTAAAATATTACCGCTGTTAATTGGTAAAACACAACTATCATTCCCGATAGCAGAACTTATTGTTAAGTCAAAAAAGTGACCGCTAACATCGTCATCATTACGCTCGGTAAAATCAGTTAAAGAAATATTAGCATCAAATTTAAAAGCACCTAAATAACCGCTATTACGCACTTGTCTTAAATAGTTTGGTACATCATAACATAAACGTTCAACGTCACTTAGTATTTGGTTTACGTTGCTTATATCCTTATTTACTAAATCACTAATCACTATCATATACTTGCGACTAACAACCCCCTCTGCAATGCTACTACCTTGTAAAATAACATTCATAAAAGGATAAACGATTTCTATGTTTGTGTCCGCTTCCGATTCGTCACCAAAGTAAAATGAGTTTATGCCTTTGTGCTTTAACGCAAAGTTTTTAAATAATTCTATATCTTGATTAAGTGTTAGCATTTATTCTTCGTGTCTTCTCCAATAATTAAAACGATTAAACTCTTCATTACCAAAATCTAAGTCACCTCGCATAGCAACTCCATTCGTATAATTTCTAACTGTTGGATTCATGCCGGTGTTACTTGTCTCTAAATATTTTGGAAAGGTAGTTGTATTTTCAATTAAATAATCAGTTACTAATTGTGCGTAACGTTCTGCATGAATGCGCCATTTATCCATTAAGAATTTAACGTCGCTAATATCTGCTGAACTTGAACTATCCGAACTCTTTACTTGAATACCTTTATTTTGGTAAGCAAATTTAAAGTCTGGTGATGCCTCCATTTTTACATACCAACATAATGCTTTAGCAATATAATCGTTTATAAGTGCTTTCTCATTCGGGTAGCTTGATAAAGTTGGGTTGGCAGTTATTTTAGTTTTTAAATCGTTATATAATTGAGTGCCTAATATTTTTTGAATATAAATATCTTGCACCATTATTATTGTGCTTTCTAATTTTTTCCAATCCACGTTACCATCAACTCCAGCGAGTTTCTTAAAGTAATCCTCTTGTATGAATAATACGTCAGCCATTGTTTATTTTTTCTTATCTTTTTTTCTTAAGCGAGTTTCTGCCATCCATAAATGTCGGCAATCGGGGTCTGTTTGTCCTGTGCTAGGGTTATTATAATACCCGCCACGATAGTCCCAAATATTTGTACCACCTACATTTTTTCCAACTATTGGCAATCTAACTCTATCAATCTCTTCAAAGGTATATTCTCTATTTAAATCTATTAAATCAATACAAAATTTACGAGATTTACCACCAGGTAAAAGACTAGGTTTATCGGGGTTTAATTCGTATTTATAAATAGTATAAATTTCGTCACTTTCTATTGGCTCAGTTTTTTTTTCTAATGCTTTTGCAGTTGGTTTAAAACCACTAACTGAATCAGTCAATAATTCTTTATCAATTAATCGTGCTATACTTTGCTCAACTTTATAAAATTCACTTTGAGTAACATTAACCAATTCGTTAATAGACATGCTTGGGTTGCCTTTTAAAGCATTTAAAACAGCATTGTCTAACTCTTGCACTGTTATGATTAAAGCATCGGCAAACTTCATTATTTGCCTTTCGTATTTTAATGCTTCATTTGAGTTCCTAACTCGTTCTCTTTTTAAAACTATGTAAGTTGATGGATCTTCTACTCTGCCACATTGTGATAATTCCATTAACACGCTATCAACTTCACTACTCATCTTAACCTCAATACCTAATATCTTTTTAGCTTGCGTTTCATCAATTCCGTAAGCAGTTAATCTGG